GGCCAATTCTTCAAATGACTTATCAATATAAGGTTCAATCTTATCATTACAAATCGTATCAATAAAATTAACAATCTTATCAGTTGTTGATTCTGGCATTATCTTTTCAATTAAACTACCCAAAGTTACATAAATAGAATCTGTATCGCTTGCAATGACATAATCTTCATCTTCTGTATCTAAAATACTATTCAAATAATCATTCATCTTACGCTCTATCCAACGGATCGCAAGTTGTCCTGATTTGGTAATTGCCTCAGCTTGACGTAAATCATAATACCTAAAATACTCACTACCAATTGCACCATAGGCACTATTCAATGATATTTTTTTAGCCATCTGAATAGTATTGTAACGTGCAATATTATCCTTGTCGCCAGCCTTAATTGCATCAAACATTAAATCTTTATATTTCACCCGATCATTATACATTTCTTCCATTAACTCAGGAAGGAACCCTTTTTCTTTTGTAGAGAAGAAATATCCATTACCAGCCATGCATGCATCAGGATAATCAGTTAATGAGGTTTCCCCCTTCATCAATTCTTCATCATCAACAAAAAATCTAGGCACATCTTTCAAAAATGTCTCTGGTGAAATATTATACTGCATTATCAAATGCGGATATAGTGAATTCAAATCAAAAGACACAACCCAATCATGTAATCCAATAATCGGATCTTTTACATATGCACCTTCATATACCCTTTCTTTCTTCTCAACTACTCTCTTTGGCGGGATAACTATATCTTTTCTTCTCAAATGATGATAAATGTAGGCATCCCAAAAACGCGTTTGGCCAAGAACATCTTCATAATTTGTACCAGAATCGTACGCCATTGTACAAGTCAAATCAATCAATTTCAACTTATCATCCAGCTTATCAACTAACTCAACATCTTTAAGATTATAATCAATAAATTTCTGATAATCCTCTTTATAAAGATTGTGTAAGTTGCCATATTCTTTATATGAAAGTTTCCCTTCCCCCAACTCAACATCTGTAATATGATCTAATGTATATCTTGCTTGATTTACATATGTAAATTTCTTATAAAGTAAAAAATAATCTAACTGTGCTACTCCAGAAATGTGATAAACAATATGTTCCCGACCCATCCACTTATCAACTTTTTCTTTCACCAATCCCCATGGCGATAAGAATTTACTAGCACTTGATCCCAATACATTATTAATACGTCTAATAAGATATGGCAAATCAAACCACTTTGTGTTCCAACCAGTTATTACATCTGGTTCTATAGACTTATAAATTTCTATAAATCTTCGGATTAAAGAAACTTCATCTACACATTTTACATAAAATACATCATCTCTTGTATTTACATAATTCCCACATCCCAAAGTTACATATTTACCAGTTTCACTATCTTTGAATGTAATAGCAGTCAACTTTTCTTTTGCTTCTCTAACAGTAGGAAAACCACTTTCAGAACCACATTCAATGTCAATATTCATTACCCTAACTTTTGACATATCATACTTACAATTATCAAATTCTTTACCGATATATTGACATACCCAATCAGTAGAACCATATAAATTTATATTATAGGACTTTTTCCATTTTCTAACTTCATTCCGACACTCGGTAATAGTACCTGGCTGGATTTTATCAACACTCTTACCATCTAATGTTTTAAATTTTGTTTGATTTTTGGTTGGGCAAAATAAGGTAGGATAAAATTCTTCTCTGTATTTCTCTCGCTTACCATCCACTATTGCACGAACCAGCATTTCATCGCCAATTACTTGGATGTTTGTATAAAAATCGTTCATAGTTCCTTTTTCATAATTAAAAAGGGGAGCCATAGACTCCCCTTTGATTTTCAAAGTCGAATTGGGTTTATTCTTCAGTTAAAAATTGCTTATCTGGTTTAGCAACCCTTTTTGTTCCAATTTCTATAGTTTTTGGCTTCTTTTCTTCTGGAACAATTCTTTCTAATTCGACTTTGAGTAGACCGTCATTTAGATCAGCACCTAACACATGCACATTGTCAGCTAATGTCCAAGTCCTGACAAAGTTTCTTTCGGCTATACCTTTATGAAGGTAATTGTCTTCCGTTCCACCTTTTGAACCTTCCACTGTTAAAACACCTGTTTCTGGATTATGTTCAATACTAATATCCTTCGCGGAAATCCCAGCAACAGCAAGTTCAATTTCATACCTATAGTCATCTTTTTTGACTATATTGTATGGTGGATAATTAGCTGGACGGAGGGTTTCTTTTGCGTCAAAAGAAGCTAGACGGTCAAAAAGTTGATCGAACCCAACAAAAAAAGGATCGAATCTGCGTATATCTGTAAGTAATGTTGTCATCACTATCTCCTTATATTTAAGCGAGATTAAAAATTAATGGCTGTCATATGACCCGCCATTCTATATGAGAGAATTATTTCTTCCCTATATTATATTTAGTCACCAAATTCCATCCATCTTTTTCTTCATATGTAAGGATTTTGATTTGACTCAATGGAGCTACATTTGTTTTTGTATCACCATTCACTATTTTTATTAAGCCCCATTCATCTAATAAATTCGTTATACTATTTCTACGTGCCTCATCATTTTCTGAAAAATTAGTAGGTTTACCATCTAATGCAAACAATTCTTTAAAATGTACAATGTAATATTTCCCTTGCTTATGTAATATGTGACAAGACTGATACAGAGTACTTTCTTTCCTAGATGCAATTCCTATCCTACTAAGCGTTTCTCTGACTTTCAAAAAATCATCTGGCTGGTCTAGCTCCACTTCTATCATCGTTTCCACCATGACTAGTACCACCTTTAAAAAGTTTCTTTCTTATATATTCAATATCTCCATCACCCAAAATCTTCAAAGCTTCTTTAGCTTTTGGAGTACTATAGTCATAATATTCCTTTACCAAACCAATCGCTTTAAAATCTTCAGGCTTAAGCCATTTCTCTGACTTGCGGAACTTCTTCCTAATACTATTTATAAAATAATCAAACTGGAGCTTATTATCTAAATGTGAATTAAAATTCATTTCATTTACAAAAAGTATACAATTGATATGTTGTGAAAGAAACTTATTTATACGGTAAGACTCATAACCATTTTCTATTTGTTCATCACCATCGCTCATTATATTTTCTTTTTTATAAGTAATATCATTCAAATAATCAAATATTTCCATTACGAAAACTCACACCTACCCATCAACTCAGTCAAACATGCTATCATATTAATTTCTTGATCTACCACAAATGCTGCTTTGTATACATAATCTGCAATAATCAAAACTGCATTAGGTACTGAACTAGGCACCAATTTAGTTATCAAAACATCATAAATCTTTCGATAGAGTAGATGCGGATCATTATCTAAATTATCAACAGTCCATTTTCTTATACTCCCAAAATCTTTATCTTTCAAATGTTTACATAATATTTCAATATTTACATGCGAAAAATCAGTTAATATTCCTACATCAATAGTTCCACTTGCACCATATCTCTGGAGTTCATTTAATACTCTACGCCAATCAGGAATATGCTTCATAATGAGTTCTGCAACTACTTTTTCATCATAATTTATATTCTCATTGGCCAGTATGTTTTTTACCCTGACAAGAAACTGGCTAGCAAGTTTTGGTAACTCGACTTTTTTTGTCTTGAAGTCAATAACGCTCGTACGCGAATGAATAGGAGTAATAATCCTATTGGCCAAATTACAAGTGAAAATAAAACCACAATTCCCACTAAATTCTTCGATAAATCCTCGTAGAGCTGGCTGAGTTGATTGCGGATTGAGATAATCTGCTTCATCTAATAACACCACCTTTCTTCCACCACTCAATGAAACTGTACTTGCAAATGACTTGATTTTATTCCTAAGAATATCTATTCCAGATTCTTCTGAGCCGTTGATCATAATATAATCTACATTCATCTGCTCACAAAGAGCTCTTGCAACAGTTGTTTTACCAACTCCTGCTGTACCACACAATAACAAATTAGGAATTTCTCTATTCTCAACAAACTCCAAGAAGGTTTTTTTCAAACCCTCTTGGAGTATACATTCTTCAATACTCTTAGGCCGATACTTCTCGACCCAAAGAAATTCTTCACGCATATTATATCCTATCCACCATAGTTAGAATCTGGTTCAAGTGCAATCCAATAAGTCAAATCAATATCATTATGTGTAAATTGACTAATAGCCTTA